ACGAGTAAAGATGCACTGGAAGATGCTGTTGTTAAACGACTTAAGCAGGGGCTAGGTAGTCCGTTCAGCAAGGAAGATTTTAACGAGGCTATGATATACTTAGCTTCTTTAATCAACGATAAAGCAAACGCTTTAATCCAACCACATTTAGAATTAATGAAGTGGTTTAAAAATATAGCGAGGACTGACAAACCTATCAAGTGGACCACACCCTTTGGATTAGAAATTGTACAAGCTTTATACGAGCAAACAATAATTAAAGTTAGTAGCATTTTAAATATGCAAAACACTATCCTTGCTTTCAACAACAAACAGAAAGGAATATGTAGTAGAAGAATGGCACGAGCTATCGTACCTAATTATATACATAGTCTTGACTCATCTGTTATGATGGAATTAGCTTGCAAAAGTGATTATTGTATAGCAAGTATACACGATAGCTTTGCAACTCAAAGCCCTAACGCACCGAAAATGCACCAACAACTAAGAGAGATTTACGAACAACACTTTAGCGACGATCTTGTCAACAAGTTCAAGGACGAGATTGAAGCACAAAGAGGATGTACACTGGAAGACAGCCCTGAACTTGGCACACTAGATGTGTCGGCACTTAACGACTGTCAGTATATATTCTCATAATAAACACAATAAAGAAAGAGAGAGACAATGGCAGTAAAAGCTAGAACAAAACACCCACAAATTGTAACACCAGTAGGTACAGCAAAGTATCCTAATGTGAATACACCTAACACAAGGTTTAACGATCAAGGTGAATACAGTTGTGATTTAATAGTAACAAAGGAAGAAGCAGAGGCTATCAACACACAGCTTCAACCACTATTCGATGCTGAGTATCAAAGTAAATTGGAGGAGTCAGGAAAGCAAAAGCTTAAACTATCTGACCCACCTGTGCGTGAGGATGACGATGGTGATTGGATAATAAAAACAAAGTTGAAAGATGTACTTCCTGGCACTTATAAAAATGGAGACCCAAGAGCTGCTAAGTCTATTGCTTTGTATGACTCACAAGGTAACCCTTTAAAGGATACATTAGTACGAGGTGGATCAAAGGTTAAGTTAGCTTTTCGTCCACGGTTTTGGTTTGTACCTGCACTTGGGTTTGGAATGTCACTGGACTTACTTGCTTGTCAAGTTATCGAGTTGAGTGATGGTAGCCTAAGTGAGAAAGCAGCTGAAAGCTTTGGATTTACTGAAGTTGAAGGAGGCTATGTTAACGGAGGTGAAAACTTAGACCAAGCACTTGATGCCGAAGAAGAAGACATTATCAAAGCAGACTTTTAGGTCTGGATTTGAAGAGAGAATAGCATCACAATTAAGACGGTGTGGTATAAAGTACAAGTACGAATCGTTAGTGATCGAGTACAAGCGTCTTAGTACCTACACTCCTGACTTCATCCTCCCCAACGGAATCATTATTGAAACCAAGGGGAGGTGGGTCACGGAGGACAGGACTAAACACTTGTTAATCAAGGAACAACATCCTGACTTAGACATTAGGTTGTTATTTCAAAATGCTTACAACAAGATTCGTAAAGGAAGTAAGACTACCTATGCGATGTGGTGTGAGAAGAAAGGAATATTATATGCACATAAACAAATACCAAAACAATGGCTTTCACTAGAACGCACCAGCAGTGTACAAAGTGTGGATCGAGTGACGCTCTTGCAGTCAACGACGACGGAAGCACAAAATGTTTCAGCTGTGATTCATACAGTCGAGGCAGACAACAAACTATGACACTACCTACAACCAACAATACTTCATTTATCACAGGTAAAGCACAGGAGATAGCTAGACGGAACTTAACAAAGGAGACTTGTCAGAAGTGGGGCTATCAAATAGGAACTCACAACGGAGAACCAGTACACATTGCTAACTACAAGAGTAGGAACGGAGCACTTGTCGCACAGAAATTACGATTCGCTAACAAAACTTTTTCTATCAAAGGAGAGCTGTATGGCTTATATGGACAGCACCTTTGGAGTAGTGGTGGAAGAAGAGTAGTAGTATGTGAAGGAGAGATTGATGCGTTAAGTGTCAGTCAAGCTTTCGGAAACAAATGGGCTGTAGTTAGTGTACCTAACGGAGCAGGAGGAGCAAAGAAGTATGTCAGCCAAGCAATTGATTGGTTGGAAAGCTTTGAGAAAGTAATCTTCTGCTTTGATAATGATGATCCAGGAAGAGATGGAGCTGCAAAATGTGCTGCTCTTTTAACTCCTGGTAAAGCATACATAGCTGAACTGCCACTAAAGGATGCTAATGATATGTTAGTGGCAAAGCGTAGCGAGGAGTTGGTGAATTGTCTATGGCAAGCGAGAGAGTATAGACCTGATGGGATAGTGGGAGGAGAAGATATATGGCAAGCTGTAATAAAGGAGGATACTTCTGAGTCACAGCCTTATCCATATGCTTCTTTAAATGGTATGACACACGGTATAAGACGAGGAGAGTTGGTGACACTTTGTGCTGGTTCAGGGATTGGAAAGTCCTTGTTCTGTCGTGAAGTCTGTCACCATCTCCTCGGACTTGGCGAGACGGTAGGTTATATAGCACTTGAAGAATCAGTAAGAAGAACTGCACTTGGCATCTTAGGCATTCATCTTAACAAACCACTTCACCTTGAGAATGATTTAAAGGAGGAGGAGTTACGCAAAGCATTCGATGAGACGATGGGTAAAAAGAACTTCTATACCTATGACCACTTCGGAAGTACGGAGAGTGATAACTTGTTAAGTAAGATTCGATACCTGTGCAAAGGACTAGGTTGTAAATGGATATTCCTTGACCATCTATCTATTGTAGTTAGTGGTATCCAAGGAGATGATGAACGACGGTTAATTGATAATACGATGACACAACTTAGAAGCTTAGTAGAAGAGACTGGATGTGGAATGGTGTTAGTATCTCACCTTAGAAGACCACCAAATGGTGGAGGACATGAGGAAGGAGGAGTCACTAGACTTGCAGACCTTAGAGGTAGTCATTCGATACCACAACTTAGTGATATGGTAATAGGACTAGAGAGAAACCAACAAAAAGAAAACAATAACGAAACAAAAGTAAGAGTCTTAAAGAATAGATTCTCAGGAGAAACTGGACTAGCTACTACCTTGTTCTACGATCAAGACAGTGGCAGATACACAGAAGATGAGAATGTATTTAAAGACAAAACAATAACAACCAACGGTAAAGATCCGTTTTAATAAAATGAAAATACTATTCTTTGATATAGAAACCAATGCCATCGAGGACTTCACTAATCTGAGTGACCTCAAGGTATGCCATTGCATATCCATCTACGATCCTATAGCAGCTAAGATGATTACCTTTGAAGGTGAAGGGATAAAGGAAGGACTTAATATGTTAAGCAAAGCAGACAAGATCATAGGACATAATGTGATAGGGTTTGATCTACCTGCGTTAGCTAAGTTGTACAACTTCCATCCACCTTTGGTCCGAGTACAAGACTCGCTTGTTATGAGTAGGTGTGTACATCCTGACCTTAGAGAAGATGACTTCAAGCGTAAGAACTTTGAGCCTTCTATGATAGGCAGTCACAGCTTGAAAGCTTGGGGACACAGGATGGGTGAGATGTTAAAGCTTACTTACGGAGAAGAGGAAGGAGCATTCGATCACTACAACGAAGAGATGAAGAAGTATTGTGAACGAGATGTGTTAGTAACCAAGACCTTGTATGAATATTTAACTAAGCTTGAACCTAGTAGAAAGATGTTAGCTATTGAACATTGGTTTGCTTACGTTATCAGATTACAAGAGAGCCAAGGTTTTGCTTTTGATATAGATAAAGCTGAACAACTGGAGCAGAAGTTAAACGCAATCCGAGCAAAGCTACAAGATAAGTTACAAGAGATGTTTGAACCTACCGTCAGGAAGATGAAGACTCCGAAGGGATACTCATTAACTATTGAACACATGGATGGAGTCGAGGTAATCACAGCACCTACTAAAGTAGAACTTAAAAATATACTGAAGAGTAGAGGCATGGTACAGAACTTAGTTAACAAAGCTGAACCACTAGATGTAAAGGAGGAGATCATACCTTTTAATCCTGGCAGCAGACAACAAATTAAAGAAAGACTTGAAGCTTTAGGTTTTGAAATACCTGTATCCAATGACGGAAAGACTGTGAAGATTGATGAGTCTACTTTAAAATCTATTAACCATCCATCAGCGAAGCTTTTGCTGGAGTATTTGTTAGTAGTCAAAAGACTAGGGCAACTAGCTGAAGGCAAGAATGGATGGTTAAGATTAGTTAAGGATGGCAGAATCCACGGACGAGTCAACACAAACGGAGCAGTCACAGGTAGATGTACTCATAGCTTACCCAACCTAGCACAAGTACCAGCTACAAGAGCAGAGTACGGTGAGGAGTGTCGTTCTTTATTTATAACTAAAAAGGGATACAAGTTAGTAGGTGTTGACGCTAGTGGTTTAGAACTTCGTATGCTTGCACACTATCTGTCTACTTGGGATGGAGGAGAGTACACTAAAGCTATCCTTGAAGGAGACATACACTCTGTTAATCAAAAGGCAGCAGGGTTAAAGACTAGAGACCAAGCTAAGACATTCATCTATGGATTCCTTTACGGAGCAGGTGATGCAAAGATAGGAGAGATTGTAGAGGGTACAGCACAAGATGGTAGTAGATTAAAGAAGAAGTTCTTATCTAACTTACCTGCGTTGAATATGCTTAAACAATTAATCCAACAGAAGGCAGAACAGAATGGATGTTTAACAGGAGTAGACGGTAGGATACTACCTATAAGAAGTGAACACGCTGCACTTAATATGTTACTTCAATCTGCTGGTGCTGTCCTTATGAAGGTAGCTTTAATTAAACTACACACCAAGCTTTCTGAGATCGGATGGCAACACGGAAGAGAGTACGCTTTTGTAGGTAACATACACGATGAGTTCCAAGCTGAAGTTAAACCTGAGTTAGCAGATACATACGGAGAGTTAGCTATCAAAGCAATCAAAGCAGCAGGTAAAGAGTTGAACATGAAGTGTCCTATGGATGGTGAATATAAAGTAGGAGAGTCATGGGCAGAGACGCACTAAAACAAGAACTTGAGTTTGATTACTACTTGTCCCTTGCGGACTTGTATGATACAACTGAATTAAATGTTCACTGGGATTGGAAGAATGAACACACTAATAATCTTATGCCCTCATCAAAGACCCAACGAATCGGAGCAATAGCAGAGTCAAGGTTTACAACTGAGTGTTTAGAGCGAGACTTTGAACCTCATTTACCTACTACACCTATGCCTTGGGACTTCATTGTCACTTGCCCAGCAGGTACTTTAAAGGTACAGATCAAAGCATCAGGTAGTAAAACATCAGCTAATTCATATCATATAAACAGTGGATCAGGATGCACAGGGAAGTCTTATATGTGTGATTCGATAGATGTGGTAGGTTGTTATATTGTACCTGAGAAGATGTGGTGGTTAATACCAAGAGAAGAAATAAACGGAGTAACATTAAAGTTAAGTCTCCTACCTGATAGTAAATCAAAATATAAAAAACACCAAGAGAACTGGAGCATATTCTATGAGTAAAACAACCATACTAATTGACGCAGATGTATTAGCTTTTGAAGCGTCGATCATAGCACAAGAAAATATACAATGGGAAGAGGAGCTTTGGACTGTACACGCAGACATGGCAGTAGCCAAGGAACGAGTCATTGGAAGGATAGAACAATTCAAAGACTTACTCAAAGCAGATGAAGTAGTGTTAGCGTTGAGTGACCGAGCAAACTTCAGAAGGAAACTATTCCCTGAGTACAAGTCGAACAGAAGGAAGTCAGTATTACCTATCATCTTAAAACCTATGAAGGAATGGATGATCAATGAACTAGATGCACAACTATGGGCTAACATAGAAGCTGATGATGTGTTAAGTATCTTAGCTACTGAAAGACCTAACAGACAAGACAAGCGTATCATCGTATCAATAGACAAGGACTTCAAGAGTGTACCAGGAATTTTCTATGATTATAACAGAGAAGAATACCACGAACCTACAGAAGAAGAAGCAGATAACTTCCACCTACTACAAGCTTTGATGGGAGATTCAACAGATGGATTCAGCGGAGCAAAGGGAGTAGGAGCTGTGACTGCTAAGAGATGGTTGGATGATAACGGATACACTTGGGAATCTGTTGTTGCTTTGTATGAGAAGAAGGGACAAACAGAACAGGAAGCTTTGATGAATGCGTGGATGGCACGACTACTAAGAAAACAAGAGTACAATAAAAAACAAAAACAAATAACAAAACTATGGACACCGAAGAACTACCAAACTCTGGAGAGAAAGAACATTATACCACTGGTGCGAAGCGTGACAGGGATGCTGGACGGGGACGATTCAGCCTTATTCCTCCAATCGCCCTTCGATCCCTTGCCAAACGATTTGAAGAAGGAGGAAGACTCTACGGAGACAACAACTGGCACAACGGATTCCCCCTCAGTAGATTAATAGATAGTATGAATAGACACTTGTTAGCACTTAATGAAAGAGATGATTCAGAAGATCACGCAGGTGCTATACTTTGGAATGCCAGTGCTTTCCTGTGGACCGAGGATCAAATAAGAAAAGGCAACTTACCACAAGAACTAGATGATAGGAGTTATAGAACATGATAGCACATATAGAAAAAGAGCAGATAAAAGCAGATGGATTTGATGAAGCTATCATAGGTCAAGAGTATCACGATGGAAGATATGTTTATTCTATTGAAAGAATCTTAGAGATACTTATGTTAAGAGATGACATGACAATGGAAGATGCTATGGAGTTCTTTAGCTTTAACATTGGAGGAGCTTACGTAGGAGAAATGACACCACTATACATATGGACTGGAGACACGCAATAATGGAAGATGAACTAATGCCCCTTATAAGCGAGGCTGTTGTAAAGAGATTGGAAGAATTATTTCCTGACAAATGTCCTGACTTGACGAACTCTGAAAAAGATGTTTGGTTTAAGAGTGGACAAGTGTCTGTAATTAGATTCCTTAGACAAACTTATAACGAACAACTACAACAAAACATTTTAACAAAAGACTAACTATGTGTATGTCACAACCAGATATTCCACCGCCTCCTCCACCTCCAGCACCTCCTCCTCCACCGCCTCCTGTTGCTGAAGCACCTAAGACTGTTAGACAAACACAGCCTAAGAAGAGGAGAAGAGGAGCACAAGCACAGTTAGCAAGGTCTTCTAGACCTACACTTGGTGGTTCTGCTGGTGGTACTGGTGTCTATATGTCTTCTTAATAACAACATAACTATATAATATCATGCTTCGCACACTCTCAAAAAAGACTTTGCTATCATCTGTCACAACGACAGGGGCTGGCAGTTCATTCTCAGTAGAGCGTTCTAAGGGTTGGACCTTTGTAATCGCTTCTTCCGCTGTAACCACAGGAGCTACCGTAGACATAGAAGCCTACATAGGTGGTTCTTGGTATGTCATTCACTCTGAAGCTGTAACAGCTAACGGTGCTATCATGGTCAGAGACGATCACGGACACTACGAACAAATCAGAGGTAATATATCAGCTAGAACAGACGGTACTTATAGCGTCTTTGCAACTGGAACTACTGACTCTCTTTAATTAGATGTCTTTAATCTTTCCATATAGTTCTCAAGAGAAACCTAACAACCAAGTTATAATACCTAATCGTCTTATAAGACCTGAGTTTGGTGAGATATATGATTTCTACGAAAGAGATGGTATGATTTTGACTGAAGGTGAAGAAGCTTTGTTGACAGAAGATGATATGCGTTTAGAAATAGAATAAAATTTAAAATACGATGGCTAATAAAAAGATCTCGGAATTACCCTCATTAACAACTCCAGCAAGTGGCGATCAAATAGCTGTTGTTGATGTTTCAGGGACACCCACTACTAAAAGAGTAACAGCTAATAACTTAATGACTCTTGCTCCTGTTCAATCGGTAGCAGGTAGGACAGGTACAGTAACACTTAGTAACACAGATATATCAGGGTTAGGTTCAGCAGCTACTACTGCAAGTACAGACTATGCAACAGCAGCTCAAGGAGCTTTAGCAGATAGTGCTCAACAACCACCCTCAGAAGGAGCTTTTGTCGATGGTGATAAGACTAAGCTAAATGGTATTGAAGCTGGAGCTGATATTACTGACGCAACTAACGTTACCGCAGCAGGTGCTTTGATGGACTCTGAAGTAACAAACTTAGCAGAGGTAAAAGCTTTTGATTCAACAGATTACGCTACGGCAGCTCAAGGAACTTTAGCGACTAGTGCTACTCAACCAGGTGATAACATATCGACTCTTACTAATGATAGTAACTTCATCGATTCATCAGGAGCACCAGTGCAATCGGTAGCTGGAAGAACAGGTACAGTAACACTTAGTAATACTGATGTTAGCGGACTAGGTACTTCGGCTACTTTAGATGTAGGAACAAGTGCTAATAATGTAGTACAGTTAAACGGGTCAGCACAATTACCAGCTGTTGACGGAAGTAACTTAACAGGTATTAGTTCAGCAGTCGAAGGCACAGCAGTCTTATCAACAGGAGAAACAGGAGCTACTAAATTCCTCCGAGAAGACGGAGATGGTACTTGTTCCTTTCAGAATGTTGTAGTTGGAGACGCAGAGTTAAGAGGCACACCTAATCCACACATCGGAGCATTTCCTAATCAGAGTTTAAAGGTTATAGACAATCCTACTCAGTCGGTCGTTGTTATTACTGACTCCGATGGAAACTTAGACTTTTTAGTTAAGACAGACGCATCTAGGGCATACTTAAATACCCCATCGAGTCGTTTAGAATTAACAACAGGTGTGTCAGTGGTCGAAGATTCAACTGAACCTGACATTGAGATTACAACTACATCGGGAACTTACTCTTTAATCACAGGCGATTCAGATGCTTTAGGAGCAAACGGATTACCTCTAAGGCAAGGCTTTAACGCTCCCGATATAGGAGCAAACCCAGCACCTCTTTTAATATCAGGTGGAACAATTTCTTAAAAATTAACAACTAAATATTATGGCAACAGTATATATTAAACCAGGTTCAGGTTCAGGTACAGGAACACTCGCTGATCCTTATTTTTATAATCAATTAGGTACAGCAGAAACAGCAGCTGGAAACGGAGGTACTATTTATTTCACAGATGGAGACTATAGTATAAACACAGGCACAACATTGTGGAGAGCATCAGGAGTAAATTATGAAAGCTTAAACTTATATGGTGCTAAATTAACCACCACAAATACTGCATCAGTAAATACAATATATGTAGGACAAACAACAGCAGGAGGTGGGGCTAATACTTTTCAGAAATTTGTAGTTGAAAATTTAAGATTGGGAATGGATGGTGCAGTAAAGCCAACTATAAAGAATAATAAATTTATATCATCTACTGCACTTACTGGCTATGTTTATGGACATTTTTTACTAAATACAATTGGTGTTGGAGCTAATTTCACAGATAACTCTATCAGCTTATCCTACACTGGTGTCGCTAAACCTTTATTTTTCGACTGTCAAACTATAACCTTCGAGCGTAATAGTATTTATCTAGGTCTAACTGCTATTACATCAGGCACGGTCACAGCAGGACTCCCTTCATCGGGAATGAAAAACAATATTTGGATGAGCGATGACACAGCGGCTTGTAATTTCACATTAGCATCAGCGTCTACATTTAGTTGCTTCCATCAAATTGGTAGTAGTAACACTAGTGGAGGGACTGACAATATATTCTCCGATCCTCTATTCGTAGACCCAGCAAATAATGATCTTCGCCTTCGTCCATCCTCACCTTGCATCAACGCTGGTACAGCTTCCTAAGTCATGGCACAGCAAAAGTTAGGACGGAAGGATTACTCCATCGCTGTTAAGACAGGGACGGATGCTAATAAGACGAAGTTTAAAAAGGAAGCTACGCAAGGAGAAATATACTTTGCGACTGATACGAAGAGAATCTATGTAGCTGAAACAACTGCTGGAGCATCAGATGCTACACTAGCTCAGTTCAATGCTGATGCCACAGGTCAATAGATGAAAGAAACAGCCCAAGGGCTATATCATAGCTTAGAGAACCAAAGGTGGTCTTTCTTGGATCGAGGTCGTACCTCATCTGAGTTGACTATTCCTTACATAATGCCACCCGATGGACACAACTACGCTACTAAGTATTACACACCTTATCAAGGAGTAGGAGCTAGAGGAGTAAACAACCTAGCATCTAAGTTATTGTTAGCACTGTTACCACCTAACGCTCCATTCTTCCGTCTTGTTATAGACAGGTATGAATTAGATAAAGCAAAGCAGGAGTTAGGACCAGAGGGAGGAGAGCAATTACGATCTGACTTAGAGAAAGCATTAGCAGATGTAGAACGAAGTGTATCTCAAGAAGTAGAAGTTGAAGCATTTCGAGTAGGAGTGTTTGAAGCGTTAAAGAATCTATTAGTGACAGGTAATACTTTGTTATACTTACCTGATGAAGGTGGAATGAGAGTATTCAGACTGGATCGTTACTGTGTTAAGAGAGACCCAATGGGTAATGTAACACACATAGCTATCAAAGAAACTGTTGCTCCAATGATGTTACCTGAGTCTGTAAGAGAAGAGGTATATCGTCAAGAGAAAGAGAATAGCTGTGACTTGTACACCTCTGTAGTTAGAGAAGGTAATGAATATGTAGTACAACAAGATGTTAAAGGAATTGTTATTGAAGAGTCAAAGGGTAGGTATCCTATCGAGAAGACTCCATTCCTACCTCTTCGTTATACAAGAATAGATGGTGAAGATTACGGACGAGGATTTGTTGAGGAGTACATTGGTGATCTTAAATCTTTAGAGTCGTTAACAAAAGCAATAGTCGAAGGTAGTGCAGCAGCAGCCAAGGTATTGTTCATGGTTAATCCTAACGGTACAACCAGGGCTAAGACTTTATCTGAATCTCCTAACGGTGCAATTGTACAAGGGTCTGAAGGAGATGTATCTGTTTTACAACTTAACAAGTTCAATGACTTCCGTACTGCACAAGGAGTAATGAATGGGATTAGTGATAGACTATCTCAAGCTTTCCTACTTAACAGTGGTGTAGTCAGAGATGCAGAACGAGTAACAGCAGAGGAGATAAGAATGTTATCTCAAGAGTTGGAAGCTGCACTTGGTGGTCTGTATTCTTTATTGTCACAAGAGTTTCAAATGCCTGTCGTTACTAGGTTAATGGCAAGGATGAGTAAAGAAGGAAGACTTCCTAAGTTACCTAAAGACATTGTTAAACCTACTATTGTTACTGGTGTTGAAGCACTAGGACGAGGTAATGATTTACAAAAGCTCGATCTATTTCTTGCAGGAGCTAATCAAATCGTTGGTCCACAAGCAGTTGCACAATATGTTAATGTATCTGACTACTTCAAAAGAAGAGCCACAGCGTTAGGTATCGAGACTGAAGGACTGATTAAATCAGAAGAAGAAATTCAACAAGCTATGCAGCAAGCCCAACAACAAGAGATGATGATGAAGTTGGGTGGACCTGCTGTAGCACCTGCTATCAATGCTGCACAAGAGCAGTACATGGCTAGTCAACAACAACCACAAGAAGAGTAAAAGAGAGATATGGCAGAATTCCACCGAGTAGAGATAAATGAGAAAGCACCACAGGAGATTGACCCAGAGTCAGAAGAAGCTGTTGATGCAATATCTGAAGAACAAACGCAAGAGGATAGACCTGAATGGTTACCTGAAAAGTTCAAGAGTCCTGAAGACATGGCTAATGCCTATAGTGAACTTGAAAAGAAATTGGGAGCAGGGGCTAAAGAGCAAGAACAAGAAGAAGGAGAGGAAACCAACGAGAATGAACAAGATGACAACCAAGAGGAAGATACGAATACTAATGATGTTATTGTGGAAGCTAGTAAAGAGTTCTTTGAGAATGACGGTGTTATATCTGAAGAGACCTATAAGAATCTTGCTAAGATTGGGCTACCGAAGGAGTTAGTAGATAGCTACGCTGCTGGTCAACAAGCACTACAACAAAGTGAAGAAGGTAGTATCAAAGCTGTTACTGAAGGTAACTGGGATCAAATGGCTGAATGGGCTGCTAATAATTTATCACCTGAAGAAGTAAATACTTTTGATGAAATCGTACAAAATGGTACAGTTGAACAAGCTAAACTAGCTACCAAAGGATTATACGCACAATTTAAAGCAGAGAATGGAGTTACTCCTAAGTTAGTACAAGGTGCTGTAAGTGGTTCATCAACAATGCCTTTTAAATCTAATCAAGAACTTGCTCGTGCAATGTCTGATCCTCGATACAAAAGTGGTGACAAAGCTTACCACGAAGAGATTGACAGACGCATAGCAGCGAGTCATAATTACTTATAATTTTTCATCAAGTTGGTTCATATATATGAAGCCTTGGACTCCATCTTTTTTCTTGCCAGTGTTGGTTCTGGTTCTTTTAGGTGGATGTTCCAAGGCTTCTTTTTATCCGTTAGCAGGGAGTGTGGGTGGAGCTACTGTTGGTAGCCTTGGTGGTCCTGGTGCTGCTGCTGGTGGTGCTGCCCTCGGATGGGGAGTAGGAGAAGGAGCTAAGTTGATGGAGGAGAACAAAGGATTAGCTAGTAAAGTAAAAGCTTTATCTGAAGGAGATGTACAAAAACTTGTACAACAACAACTTAACGAAGAGATGGATAATGGATTCTTTGATTCTATGTTGGATGAGATATATGGTTTTTTGAAACTCTGCCTTGTTGGTGTTATTCTTTGGAATGTAGTACCGTTAATCTACACACGCTATGTTCACAATAAAGCACAAAACAAATGAATAAACTATTAAAATTTTATAACTCACTTACAAAGAAGGAGAAAGCTATTGTCTTGACTGTTCTTTGTTTAGGTGGAATTATTATACTAAATACACTTTAACAGACAATTAGTATAACTAATGTCAAGACCCACTGCGGTGGACAATCTCGAACGAAGGTTACAACGAAAGTCGCAAAACAAATACATAAACATTAATAACAAAATACATAAGGAGATAATATATCATGGCTAATGGAGATACATCCCCCTCACGTGTAGGACAAGTTAATAGTGCTGGTGATGTAGATGCTTTGTTTCTTAAAAAGTTTAGCGGAGAAATCTTGCAAACCTTTGAGGAGTCGAACGTCTTCAAACCACTACATACTGTTCGCACAATTGAAAACGGTAAATCAGCTCAGTTCCCTGTAACAGGCGTAGCTTCTGCTGACTATCACACACCAGGCGAAAACATCGCTGACGGTGGAAACTCATACCTAAGCGACATCAAGAAAGCAGAGAAAGTAATTACAATCGATAAGATGTTACTTGCTTCTACCTTCTTGGCTAACATCGACGACGTAAAGAATCACTACGACATCCGCAGCGTTTACGCTAACGAGTTAGGTAAAGCTCTTGCAGTTCGTTTCGATACTGCTATTGCTAAAGTATTCATCGCTTCTGCTCGTTCAGCTGCTGCTGTTACTGGCGGTAAAGTTGGAGGAATCCTCGATGTTTCTGCTAACGCAATGGGAACAGGTGCTGATTCATCTGATGACGCTGTCAACACTGATCCAACAGGAGCAGAACTTGTTGCTGCTTTATTCACTGCTGCTCAGAAGCTAGACGAAAACGACGTTCCTAGTGACGGTCGTTTCTGCGTACTTCGCCCTCAAGAGTATTACAAGTTAATCACTGGCGGTGCTGGTGCGTTGGCTATCTCTACTTCAGCTGTCAATAAAGACGTTGGAGGAGTAGGAAGCATTGCTTCAGGATCAATTCCTCAAGTTGCAGGTATCACGATCTACAAAAGTAATCACATTCCTTCAACTGATTTATCAGCTGTTACTTCTGGAGACGGTGCTGCAAGCAATGATGTCTTCGGTGCAAATGGAGCAGGTTATAATGGTAACTTCACCAATACTCTTGGTATCGTTGCTCACTCTGCTGCTGTCGGAACAGTTAAGCTTCTTGATCTTGCTACTGAAAGCGAGTATCAAATCGAGCGTCAAGGAACACTTTTTGTTGCTAAGTATGCTATGGGTCACGGAGTTCTCCGTCCTGAGTGTGCTATCGAGTTACAGAAATAATTCTCTCTTCGGTGTTGGGTGGTCTGTGATTCGTTCCGCACCCTCCACCGATATTTTTATTTATAAAAGCTATGGCACTGACAACTAAACTGGAAGCGGTAAACATAATGATCTCTGTAATAGGAGAGTCACCTGTTAATACTTTAAGTGGAACTAGTGTTCCTGTAACCGTCACACAGGCAGTCCATGCGTTAGACGAAACCAGCAAAGCTATCCAATCAGAAGGATGGCATTTTAATACAGAGTATGATTATCCACTTGTACCAGATTCTGTTACAAAAAGGATTACTCTTCCTGTTAACACTTTAAAAGTAGATTTAGACCCTGAGTTAAACACAGACACAGACGCTGTACAAAGAGGTCTTAAACTATACGACAGGAAAAACCACAGGGATACTTGGACCAAAGACTTAAAAGCTATTATTACTTTTGAGTTAGAGTTCGAGGAACTACCTGAACAATTTAGACATTACATATCTGTTAAATCAGCTCGCATCTTTGCTGCTAGGTTCTTAGGTAGTCGTGAGATAGAAGGGTTTGCTTTAAGAGATGAGATAGAAGCTAAAGCTAGGGCTATTGAAAGTGACTCAGAGAATGCTGACAGAACTATCTTTGATCACTATAGCGTAATGCGAGTAATTGACAGATAATGCCTTTGCTCAACACCAGCCTTCCCAACCTTGCCCAAGGTGTATCACAACAGCCTGACAATTTAAGATACCCTGGACAGTGTGATGAACAAGTAAACGCTTGGTCCACTGTAGTAGAGGGATTAGTAAAAAGACCTAATAGTAGGTTCTTATATGATACTGACTTAGGTGCTAATGTTAGCTCTAATTTATTTAGTCACTATGTAGATAGAGATGAACAGAATAAATATGTTATTACCTATGACTCTGTTAACGGATTAAAAGCTTTTGATCTTACTGCTAATGTTAAGACTTCAATACATATTAACGTTCCTTCTATTGCAGCTTCTAACTATCTAAGTACATCTAATCCTTTACAAGACCTAAGAGCTTTAACAATAGCAGACTCTACCTTTCTTGTTAATACACAGAAGACTATACAAAGAAACACAGACGAAGAGTTTAGAACAGCAGACCTAGAGACAGACGCTTTAGTATTTGTTAAGCTTGGAGACTACGATAAAGCTTATAGTATTTTTTTATCAGGAAAGTTAGTTCCTATTGGTAGTAGTTTTCCAAATGGAAGCGAACATAATTACACTACACACGGTGATGCTCCTGCTACTTATATAAGTGGAAAAGCGGGACACAGTGATGGTAAATACGCAGATACTGAATACATCGCTAAAGACCTTACAACCTGTTTAACTGATTATGTTAGTTCTGCTAAAGCTGTTAAATCAGTTAATATAGCAGGCGGTTCAGGTTGGCATCCTACAGGAGGAAGTAGTTGGAGAGGTACTGCTTTTACTTATGAGTTCTTCATAGATCAATACGATTCTGGAACAGGGTTGCTAACAGCTTCAGGAGCTAAGGGTTGGGTTATATTTGGAGGAGACGGTTCAGTGTCATCTTTTGAACTAACACATGAAGGAGCTGATTACCAACCATCCAATACATCAGGTGTAAACACTAAGTACACAATAAGGCAAGTAAGGCAGTGGACTAAAAGGTATTTTGGAAATTTTAAGAAACACCAAACTAGAACCGATATCTACGATAGCAGTGTGACTTTAGATTCTACAGGTGCTGTAATAGCTACTGTTAATCCTTTGTCTATTACATTCCCAATTACGCTTTCAATAAATGTACCTGGAGATTTCGTAGGTGTAACAGTAACTCAACAAGGAAGTGTTATAAAAATATCTAACACTATAGACTTTCAAATAAGAGTTTCTGATGGATTAGCAAATCAAGGATTAGGAGTAATATATAAAGAAGTGGACAGTATTACTGACCTTCCTAAATCTTGTTTTAATCGCTTTAGGGTTAAGGTAATTGGCGAAGCTGAATTAGAACAAGATGATTACTACGTGCAATTTAAAACAAAAGATAATGAAGATTACGGAGAAGGTTCTTGGATAGAGACATCAGGTTGGAACAGCGATTTAACATCGGCAGATAAGTTGTCAGGAATAGACAGTGCGATAGATATTGAAACTATGCCTGTCAGATTAATCCCTTCTCCAGCTACAGGTAAGATTACAAGTTTTGACTTGCAATTAATTAATTGGACACAAAGAGAATCAGGTGATGATTATACTAATCCATACCCTTCTTTTGTATCTGAAAGCGGACAGTTTGTTACATATTCAGGTTCTAATTATTCTTGCATCAAGTCTCATACTTCCAGTGGTTCAATCTTACCTACGAATACTACTTATTGGAAAGCACAGACAACAGTACCTAGTAACACGAAGGAATGGGCTTCAGGTATTGAGTATTTAAAAGGAGCAGAAAAACGAATTAACGATATCTTCTTCTTTAAGAACAGGTTAGGATTGTTAACAAATGATTCCATTGTGTTCTCAGAAGCAGATGAATACTTTAATTTCTTTAGGACCACAACACAAACCTTACTAGATTCTGCTCCTATAGATGTAGGAATATCTCACACTAAGATCAGCATTCTTAAATACGCACAAGCGTTCCAAGAGAAGCTCATGTTATTCTCTGCTAAGACTCAATTTGTGCTTAGAGGTAGGGATTTGTTAACTCCTAAGACTGTTACTATATCTCCAGTTACTGAGTATGATGTATCAGAAAGTATAAGACCGTTAGCACTTAGTAGTCACATATACTTTAACTTTAAAAGAAATAGCTTTGAAGGTTTGCTTGAATACACTGTTGATAATAACACAGAAACATACGGAGCAACTGAGATAACAGAACAAGTTAATAAGTACATCCCTTCTAACATCGTAAGGATGGAAGGTAGTGCATCAGAGAATATGATTATTGTACAGACAGACTCCGACTATAAGAAGTTGTTTGTATATAAATACTTTTGGCAAGGCAGAGAGAAGATACAGAGTTCCTGGATGACCTTTACTTTTAATAAAGATGTAAGAAGTTTTTACTTTATTGAATCTACTTTGTATGTAATTACCACAGACAGTGACGGTACTTATCTAGAAAAGATACCAATGGAGAATGGATTGGTGGACACAGGTAAGAACTATGCTTTATTGTTAGACCACAGAGTAGACGGTAATTCTTCTTATGTAGGTCTAGGTGGTTGGTATCCTACAGGAACTCCTACTCCTTTAAGTATTAACGGTACTAACCTTACTAATGTCAGTTTGATCGTAGGTGCTAATGGTTTTGAATTTAAAAGCGGTATGTCTTTCTATACTAAGAACGGAAACAAAAGGACATTGACTATAGATAACGCAGACCCTACTAGAGCAGCTGTGAGTGGTCTTATCGCTAGTTTTGTATCTTACTCTAGTCATGTAACGCATAACAATAAGACATATAAATGCACACAAAACCACACAGCAGACGCAGCTAAAGAACCTGGAGTGGGTGCAAATTGGGAAGACTATTGGAGTGAAATTACTACAACTATACAAGCGTTAGCTTGGTCTTTAACAACCCCTTACATTACAGGAGGTTTATATCTTTGTGCTACAGGTCATACTTCATCACCTACTATCCTTCCTGATGCTGCTGGTTCTTTATATTGGAACGATGCTACTGGGCTTATTAATTCTGCACCTGCTTGGAGTCCAAATGGTTACGAATACATTAGTCAATATGACTTCTTTGTAGGCTTTGAATACGATAT